AGGAACAGGAGGTCCAGCCACAGCCACATCACGACGCACCACCCAGCTCGGCCGTGCGCTGCACGCCGGGGCACTGCCACTCGTCAGGGCGGCCAGGCTCGTTGGTGTGCGGCTCGTGTGGGTTCTTGAAGGCGCACTCGCGGCGGTCCCGCAGCTCCTGCACGGCGTCGTCGAGGGCCTCGTTCGTCGAATGCCGCTCCGCCTCCAACTCGGCGATACGAGCCCGCAGGCGCTCCGCCTCGTCCAGCACCGCAGCCAGAATCGGGCTCACCTTCGACGCTGCACGCTCATCCATCAGCGCCAGCAGATCCAGGCTGCGACCAGCGGCGACCGGATCGGCCTGCGTCCGCTTGCCCATCGGCATCGGCAGCGCGCCCAGCGCAGCCACCGCAGCCTCAACGTTCGTGATCGACTCGCTCACGCCGCACTCACCGCCTCAGCGATCTCGTGCATGACCGGAGCACTCGACGCCTGCACCACCGACACGAACACCGGCACCACCGGGAACGCCGGCGAATCCGTCCACGTCTTGGTGCGCAGCGTCCACACCGTCTGACCCGACGGCAGATCCACCTTCGACACCGACCCGTGCATCACGAACAGCCACTCCGCGAGCACATTCATGTCTGTCGCCGTCACCAGCACCGACGACTCCGTGGCCTCCCATGCGACATGCGCGGACGGGAGCTCCTGCACCGCCACGGTCGTCTCGTAGGCCGACTCGATCAGGCGCCGCGTCTCCTGCGCCTTCTGGAATTCCGACCGGTCGTGCAGAGCAACGACCAGGGTCTGGGATGATGAGTTCACGCGATTCCACTCCTTGCTTCGTGCTTCAGTGGGTTGCGAGGGCTCGTCACCGGGGGCAATCCGGGGCGGGCCCGAGGCTTTTCAGGGGGCTGCTCAGCCCGTCGGGGCCAGCTCGTCGGTCGACCACGACCGCGCGTCCGTCGCGTTCTCCGCGTGCCAGGCCTTGACCTTCTCCAGGTCGTAGCGGCGGCCCTGGCCGTTGAACGGCTCGTCCGGCATGCCGGCCTTGCGCCACTGGTCGACCTGCCAGGTGGAGACGCCGTAGTACGTCTCGATCTCGCGCTGGGTGAGCAGGGGGACGAGGCCGGCCGGGAGGGGGACTCGGCGTTCACGCTTCGTTCGCTGCTGCATTTGACCTTGACCTTTCTACTGTTGAAGTTGAATCTGTGGGCGTGAAAAACGGGGGGTCGAAGAGGTCCTGGAGGGGGGCGTTCGTTCGCCGGTGGAGTGCTACGGCGACGACCCAGGCGGTGGTCCACTCACAGCGGTCGCGAGCGCTCTTGCCGCGAGAGGTGAGGCGTCCGACGGTGGAGGCGCTGACGCCTTTTCCGTCGGGGTCCACGTCCTTGGTCGCTTCGGCGAGTTCCTCGATGGTGAGGTGGGCTCGGTCCATGGCGTCCCGGAGTGGCTGGCCTTCGCTCTTGCGTCTGAGTTTTGGCATGTGGTCCCCGTGCCGGGTTGTGTCTGGAAGCGCCCCGTTTCCGGGGTGTGCAACCTTTCTACAGTTGAAGTTGAACCATGTCAACGTGAACTGTCGAGAAGTTCCGAGAACCTAGTCAGGGCTGCGCAATTCGAACGCATGTCCTAGAGTGGGGGGTGCGGTACCACAGGCACGGCGTGTGACGGGAGGGTCGCGCGCTGGATATCTTTGCGCCACGCTTCTACTTTCACTTGCTTAAAGTAGAAGCGGCGGTGCAGTCTTGCCCCGTGGAGACCGAGGACACCCCCCCAGTCGAGGACTTCGCGCAGGCTCTCGCTGCCCTCAAGGACGAATACCAGGTCAGCGACAGCGACATCGCGCGGGCCATCGGCGTCTCCTCAGCCGCCGTAGGTACCTGGGTCCACCGGCAGAAGAAGCCCCGCCGCGCCTCCGTCGTCGCCCTCGCCGAGGCTTTCCCGAAGTTCACCGAGGAGCGCCTCTTTGCTGCTCTCGGCCGTGAACGGCCCGGCCCGCTCAGCCCGGACGCCAAGGAGCGCCTCCTGGCCCTGTTCGAGGAACTCACCTCCGAGCAGCAGGAGATGAAGGAAGTGGAGATGCGGGCGCTCGCCGAGCGCAACCGTTTGAAGTCCTCGTGAGTCTCCGCTAGATCCCTCACGCTCACTGCGTGTGAGTTTTCGACGACAACACGTTCAACAGTGGTCGCATATTCCCTCTGTTGGGGGTACGGTCGTGCTCACGGCCGATGCCCTCCCCCTTCGGCGACAGGTTCCGTTCACCTGCTAATCCGGGGGTGCGCATGTGCGTCCACGTCCAATTCACCGCTCGGCCCGGCCACCTGGACTACGACGACGACACAGGCGTGATCACCCTCCCAGCATCCATCGCCGATACACACAGGGTCACCGCCGCACGGGCGGTTCTCTCCGAACTTCGTGTACCGCAGCCGGAGTTGGGTGCAGTCTGCTGGTGCGGGGAGCAGGTGGATCTCCTTCCCCGCGTACCCGAGCAGTGGAGGAGCGAGCAGGTGGTGCGACATGGGGCGTAGGGCCTCGAACAACCCGCGGCAGATCCGGTCGAAGATCTGCGGATGCCAGGAATGCATGGCCACATACCCGCCCGGCGAGAAGTACCAGGACCGCAGGCGCCGGCGCGACTGCATCGGCCCCTGGCAGGCCCGCTACCGGGACCCGGTCGGCAAGCAGAAGTCGAAGAACTTCCCCATCGCTGAAGGCGGGAAGAAGGCCGCGGAGGCGTTCCTCGACGACGTCCGCTCCCGTGTGCGGCGCCGCGAGTACGGCGACCCGAAACGCGGCGAGATCACCCTGGCGGCTTGGTGGGAGCTGTGGTGGCCGGCTCAGCCTCAGCGGGCGGTCACCACGACGAACCGGAAGCTGTCCAACTGGCAGCACCACATCCGCCCGCGCTGGGGGAAGTGGCGTCTGTGCGACCTGGAGTACATCGAGCTGCAACGGTGGCTGACGTCCGAGGTGAAGGGACACCACACCCGTCGGAAAGTGCTGGAGCTGCTGAACCAGATGCTGCGGGACGCAGTCCGGGACGGCAAGCGCATCCCGTTCAACCCGGCCGGTGAGGTCCAGCTGGACGCGCCGCCGAAGAAGGACGCTGAGGACACGCGGCCGCCGACCCGGGAGCAGTGCGCGCAGATCCGCGAGCACATCCCGTGGACGTACCGGCCGTTCGTCGTCTTCCTGGAGGAGACCGGTCTTCGGTGGGGTGAGGCGACGGGCCTGCGGTGGGCGCATGTGAATCTCGAAGGCGAACACCTCAAGGTGAAGGAAGTGCTCAGTGAGGACCGGGGCGTCCTGTTCCGCAAGGCTGCGCCGAAGTCCGTGGCGGGGTTCCGCACGGTGCCGCTGACGCCGGAGGCGATCGAGGCAGTCCAGATCATGGCGTCACGCTTCCGGCCGGTCGACTCCGTCTCCCCCATCGGTGACGGGAAGGAACTCCATCCGGAAGAGCTCGTGTTCCGCGGCCCGAACGGGGGTGCCCTGCGCCGGCACAACTTCCGGCGGACGTGGATCCCGGCGATTCAGGCTGCTGGCCTGGCCCGTGAGGTGAAGAACGAGGAGACGGGCCGATCCGAGTGGTGGCCGCGGGTGCACGATTTGCGGCACGTCTTCGCGACCCGGCTGAAGGATCTCGGGGTGCCGGAGAAGGACGTGCAGACGGTCATGGGCCACGACCGCGGGTCGAAGGTGACGTGGCTGTACCAGCACTCGGCGGAGGATGTGGCGGCTCAGGTGCTGGCGGCGATGGTGCCGAAGCCGGAGGCCGGTGTTCGAAAGCTGAGGGCGGTGTGAGGTGTGGAGTCCACACGGAGTCCACAACACCCCCTCGTGGGTTCTCGTGAGTTCGTGAATCTTCCTGTTTCTGCAGCTGAACAAGCCTCCTGAAGCTTCTCGGAACTTCTCGTAAGTTCGCGTATCGGAGTTACGCTTTCTCCTAAAGCGGGTGTCGCAGGTTCGAATCCTGCCGGGGGCACGGCTTGCGCAGCAGGTCAGACAGGGTATGGGCCTCCCGTTTCGTTCGAACGGGGG